GGCTCGCCGCCTTCGCCGATAAGGGCGTTGGTTGGTCCGGTGACGAAGCCGCCTTCTGCAAATGCACCTGTCGGGAACAGTTTTGTGCTTGATAACGCACCAGTACCTGAAAGGTTTTTGTTGGCAGTGCCCATTGCGCTACCACCGCCGCTCAAAGCATTGAGGATTGTCTGCAAAATGATTAGCGTCATCTGTTTGGCAATGATTTCAAGTGCCATGCTGATGAACGCTTGACCGATCCTCTTAAAAGCATCAGCCAGCGCCTCTTGCGTTGACTTTGCGCCAGTAATGACCTCGCCAAATGCAGTGCTAAATGCCTCTCCGATAGCAGTTGCGCCATTGACGATTGTGTCGGTTGCAAGCTTAATCGGATTAAGCTCTTCTTTTAGTTTGCTAATAGCATCAGTCAAGCCAGATGCAACAGTACCTTCGCCGGCAACTCCAAACTCTGAGCCCTCCATTGCTTTTTTGAAAAGCTTGTCCGCTTCCTCTGCCTGTTTCTTCAGCGCTTCGGTTTGAAGATCAATCAGCTCAAGCCGTTGGATTTCTGTATTAAGTTGATTAAGGTTTGTTTGCTGTTCGGCGTTTTTTAGCTCTGAGATCTGCTTAGCGCGGTCTTGGAAATCAAATTGAATTTGCAGGCGCTTGCGTTCAATTTCTGATCCCTCAAACAGCAACGCTGCTTGGCGACTAAATTGCGTGCCAAGTTGATCGCCAACTTCAAGCGACCGTTCAAGCTCTTTCCGTAATTTTTCCGCTTCGCGTGCTGCTTTCTCGGCCGCTTTTTCTGCGTCAGACTTGCCCTTGCGACCTTTGCCGCCAGTTGCAGCCATCAGCCCTGGCAGCGTTGCGGCGGCCGCGGGAGGCGTTGCAGTAGGCGGCTTGAGGATTCCTTGCTGATAGCCATAGGTGCGCATCAGATCGCGGAATCGCTCTTCTCGCAGCTGCGTAAATTGATCTGCATTGATGCGACCACCGCCACGTAACTTAGCGATTTGCTCGGCTTCTTGCCCCGCTTGCCTAAACAAGCGATCTCGTTGCTGATTAGAAAGATTTGCGCCTAGCTGACGCTGTAGCAGGATGGTTTCAAAGACATTATTAACTTGATTGGCAATATCAATCGCAAGCCCCAAAATGCTCTGCATTGCAGGCGCAAGGATTGAACCTAAGCGGGATGCAAGGTTCTGTACGGCGTCCTGAAGAGTGCTTAGACGGCCCGCCAATGTGTCGCTTTGGGCTACTGCGCCATCGGCGTATTTGCCACCAGCGGCTGTAAGTTTTTGTATTGCATACTCAACAGCCTGTGCGCTAATTCGGCCCTTTTCAAGTGCGTCTTGAAATTCTTCTCCACTTAGGTTATACTCTTCGCGTAATACCTGCTGGAGAGCAACGCCACGTTCTTGGAACTGCAGTAGTTCTTCGCCTTGTAACCTGCCCTTGGCTTGCACTTGCCCGTAAGCAGTGACCAAGCCTTGAAGCTCAGCGCCGGTTGCGCCGCTGACATCCGCAAGCCTGCGCGTTGTTTCAACGACCTTATTTGTCTCAACTCCAAACGCCTGCAGTCTCTTGGCTGAATCAATCAGCTCTGAACTAGTAAAAGGCGTTACAGCACCAAGCTGCTGCAGATCTTTGATGATCTGCCCAGCTTTTTCTGCGCTACCTGTTAAAACCTGAAGGCTGCGTGTTTGGGTTTCAATTTCAGCCGTGCTGACAAAAACAAACCTAGCTGCTTGAATAAGAGAAAACGCAGCCGCAAGTTTGCCAGCTGCGGCGCCAAGCCCGTCAACTGCGCGCTCTGTTGCTTGCGACTGCGATTGCACCTGCCGCAGCTTGGTAACTGCCTGGCTGCTGTCGACGTTAATGGCAACGTTGGCGACAACCGACACGACTTACCTACGGCGTTGCTTCATTCTACGATCCTGCTCTTCATTCTGCAGCTCAAAATAACTAGACCAAATCAGCAGTTCCTCTAGTGTCACCTCTTGATTCAGCCGCGCCAGACTATACCCAAGCTCTTTTGCAACGCCAAGCTGCAGCAGTAGCAGGTTGTCTTTCTTCAGCTCAGCCTTTACCGCTTTTCATGTCCAGTTCTTTGCCTTCCTCTGGATTGGTGATGATGGCAAGCATCATGGCTTGCAAGTCACTATCAAGCACATCGTTTTTCAGCTCAGCAATTTCACCGGACTGAAACAACCGCTGGCCGGCATCGTCAGATGCTTTGGTCACGAGCAGATTTAGCGCAAAACCGTTCGGGTCATCGCCACCTGGCATTTTCTGCGCGCGCTCGCGTTCTGCCATAGTCAAAGCCGTGGCATAAAACTCAAACGTAGTTCCATCGTTGAGTGTTACGACGCGCTTGATCGGCTGAAGATTGGCTGCTTTTTTGAGCCGTGCCAGTGCAGATGATGCCATGCAATAAATGTGAGTGGCCCCAGCATACGCCGGGGCCGTTCAGCTATCAAGCAGAAGTGCTGAAGTCAAAAGTGGGCGCACCCGCCGGGCGGAATGTGATCTCCACCTGCTGAGCATCATCGGGGTTGATGTTCAGACTGGCGGTCAGCAGCACGGCATCCATGGCAATGGAGCGGCTGAGAGCTTCGCTGCTTTGCTTGTCGGTGTACAGCTTGAAGGCGCAACCAACCTGCTGGCGCTGCAGCACGTCTTCCACCATGCGGTTGGACAGCGCAGCATCTTCGTTGGTGACGTAGATGGTGGCGGTGCCGTTGCCATCAGCGAAACCGGGGATGTAGGCGCGGAAGGGCGCGTACTGCCCAGCGGTTTGCCCGATGGTGGTGACGTCAATCTCGGCGCGGCTGATCTCAAACGACCAGGACTGCACTTGCCCGACTGCCGCATAGTCGGCGTAGTACACCTCGAACTCGTTAGGTGCTACAGCCGTGCCGTCGTCGGTGATGGCAAGGATGGTGCCACCGGCCGATGTGGAGACGGTCAGCGCGCCAGTAGCTGCGGTGTAGCTCAGCACGTAATAAGTTGTGGCGCCATCAATGGGAGACGGCAGCGTACCGGATCCAGATCCGCCGGTCTGGCTATTGACCACACGGAATTTCACCGGATCGCCAGCTTTGAAGTTCAGATACGGCTGAACGGTGATGACATCAGTGCTGGCGTTGACGCCAGATTCGGGGAAGTTGCCGTTAGTCCCGGCGGGTTTGTAGTAAAGGGCGCCGGACGTACCGGACAAAACAGTGACAGCCATGTTGTGAACGGTATTGGCTACCGTCAGTCTAAATACGCTTCAAACGTAGCAGTTAGCTGAGTCTGAAAGTAAGGCTCAGGCGCTGCTGGCGTTACTTGCGCTGGCCCTGAGGCTGCATCAAAGATGATGCTAGAAAACTTGGCGCGATCAAACAAATCTTTTAGCCGCTCTGCAATGGTGAAATTAGCAGCAGTGCCTTGACCCTGCGGCGTAAAAACGTTGATCACCAGCGTGCCAGTCTGGCGGTTAAAGCTGGTCAACGTGGCATAGTTGTTATCGCCAAATCGAATAAACACCTGCACCCATGGCGTGTTGTTGGGCGGCGTAAACGGCACGTTCTGATAGCTGACCGGATACGCAGGTGACAGCGCCATCTGCGTTGCGATGCGCCCTTCGATGGCAGCGCGAACGTCGTTGTAGGTGCTGCTCATGACTCCCTCCCGATGCGGTCAGCATTGACTTGCACAAAGCCTTGGATGTCCTTGGCGATGCCTTGCACCCAACCCGCTGGTGCTTGGTTGCTGCTGCCATTAGCAAGAGGCTCTGCGTACGGCAGGTTGTTGTGCACGCTGTAGACGTTGCCTAGCTTCTCTTGTTGGTAGCCGATGCGTTCAATCTGCGGTATGTCCCCATATGTGCCTGCAGGTTTCTCTCCGCCTGGCGCCGCATTTTCGCCTATCTGCCAGCTAACACGAAACCTGCCAGTGTCGACAGGGCTTGCCTGTTTGAGGCGGCTATCTGTTTCCAGCACTGCAACCCGCAGCAGTTTCTCCATCTGCTGGCTGGCGTAATCACCAATATCACCAACCTGGATTGTGCGTGCCATTATGCCCTCAGGATCAACTCGTAGGTGATCGGGGTGTTGTCCTGTTCGATGGTGCGCACCGTGATCACCTGATGCGTGATTGCTCCAATGAGCACTTCGTCGGCAGTGGTAGGTGGATTTGCAATGTCAGCCGCAGCGATCAAAAGCCGCTTGTCGTTTGCCTGAATCAGATCATTAGCCTCACGCAAGTTGACATCTTCCAGCACACCGCGCACTGTAGTGTCGGTGGTGGTTTCAGTGACGGTGCCAGTCGTTGGGTTGTAGGCGCCAGTCACCACGCGGCGGATGGTAGCAGTACCGCCAAACTTCGCCATCAGCTTGCTGGCAACCTTCCGTAGCGGGCTAGCTAATGCCATCAGGCAACCTGCACTGCTGTAAGGATAATGCCAGGGATGGAAGGATGCGCCGGTCCTGATGGCGACGATGGCAAGGATTGAATGCTGGCCGCAACGTTGGTTGTTGACCAGATCAATTCCAAGTAATCGCTAGCAGCAAGCTTTAGGACGTAATTTACGCAGCCGATGACATGACCATCAACGCCGCCATGACTGGAGATAATGCTGAACTTGCTATCCGATGCTGGTACGTCACCGGTGACGCCGCTATCGTTTTTGCGCAGCCAGATATTGATGTCGTGAATCGAAGCGCTTGTGTTTACAAACTGGACAGAGTAAATGACGCTGTAAACACCAGCACGGGAGAACGTAACGCGCGAGCCAGAAACAATGCTAACGCCACGACTGTCCGGATCTGTTGAATTGATTCCAATCGGGTAGTCAGTGTTAGCAAGCGTCGCAATCTGTTGAGTCGTATCGTAAAACGATCCCCACAACATTTGATTGCGGACGGTATCGAGTTGACTGGTGAACGGATTGAGCTTGAATGCCATTGCTCAGCTCCGAACAACGGTAAGCAGATTATTGTTGCCGTCGTAGGTCATTGTCAGTACTGCTACGGTCTTGCCGCTTGTGCCGCCACGCTTGTACGTTGCAGTTAGCAAGTTGTTTGCGCCGTCGTATGTATTGACAATGCAATCATGCGTAGGGATTTCAAGCCCCTCGCGTGCTACCGCATCACCACCACCAGGGAGAACGTAAGCCATCAGAGCCTATAAGCAACAACAGTGCCGCTAGTCAGAGTGATGCTGGTGAAGACGCCTTCGATCTCAGTGCTTGCCTTGAATGGGATGGCGCTCAGCGTGTTGCCGGTCCAGTCCATTGCAGTCAAGCTGGCGATCACCGAATCCTCAAGGGCAACGATCTTGCCAAAGCGGCCGGCATGAGCTGCAGTGTCGTCGATGAACTCAGCACCGGGATACATGTAACTCATGACCGCTTGATTGCAAAGTTGCCTGGTCCGCTAATTCTAAGCCCGGTCAGGTATCGCTCTACGATCGGTGGGATTTTATCGACGCCAACAGCGCCATAGCCAAGGTTTGGCGTCACGTCGATACTGCCGATCTTGACGTTCTTGTAATCCTCCAGTCCACTCAGCCCAATGCCGTCGGGGTTGTTGTTGAGGTATGTGGCAAGCACAACCTGCGCATACTGCACTTGCTGCGGGATCTCGTCGTCGGTGTAGTAGTCCGTCGTGATGCGAAACGGAAAGCCGACAGCATAGGTATTGATGTAGGTGTCAGGCTTGCGCACGCCGGTACGCGGCCACTGCAAGGCTTGCGTATCAGTAGCGCGAGCACCTAGGAACCGCTCACGATCCAATCGTTGAGTAGCGGTAAACAGCGCCCGATTCTTTTGATCAGTGGTAGCCGATGCCCATGCCGTTACATCAGCATCCTGCACAAAACCATCAATGATCTCCTGCGCTGCTGCCAGCGTCAGGTAGGAGTTTGCGCTTGCCGACCCTACGGTTGCGTTGATTGCTATTGCCATCGTTGGGTGGCTCCGTCATCTCAAGTTTAAGTGTGGGCTCTGCAATAGAAAGAGAGGCTGCCTCGTTAGAAGCAGCCTCCAGTTCACGCAGTCGCCGGAAGGCGAACATGCC